TGAAGTTTCATGGAAGGCTTTTATTTCAGTTGCAATTTTCTGAACGAGTTTTCCCTTTTCATCAAATGTACCAAGCTTTGAAAAGAACTCTTGGTCATCCATTTTTGAATGGGATTTTTCCCAAGCAAAATTTACAGTAACAGAATTAGAATGTATAGAAGGTGGGTCCATCATAATCCCCCTAGCAATTCTGGGGTTAGCTTTCCCATCAATACGCATTATTGCATTGAATCCAGCGGGTATCTTAACTCCTCCTGCTGTATAGGCATTCTGCCATTCAACAGATTTAATAGCACCGATCGCATTACCAACGGCCATTTCATGGTCGATGTTAATTGTCTGTCCTATCATTTTATACATACCTTTCTTTAATACATCTACCGGAAAGTATATAGGGTTATGTTGAGCATGTACTGTAACATTAGAAAGCATCCTAAAAACAGGCTCAATGAATTCAGCATCAGTGGGTTGTAGGTCTTCTACTGTTACATCTGGATAATAAGTAGTGTAATTAGGAGTAGCTCTATCAAATAATCCAAACTGTTCTACTTCTTGGGGTTCATCAATGAGTTTTTCATTAATTTGAGACATCTGCAATTTCTCAGGCTTATGAGCCAAGATGAGTGAATGCCCAGCATTAAAGGTAACGGTTTCTATATTTATCTGTATTTTAGCCATATCGCTAATGATATATTAATAGGATAAAGTAGTATTGTTATTTAGAATTATGAAAGTCGAGGAATTCATTTAATAATTCTTCAGGAAAAGTGGCAAGAAATTCCAACATATTCTTAGATTGGGATTTCTTTTTATCTCGAGTTTTCTTATCAGATTTGTTATTCTGATCTTGACGTTCCTCTTGTTCCATCTGAGCTCCACTAATAGGCCATCTTGGTTCAGATTGATCGGGTTTATCTAGTCCAAGGATATCAGCGGCCTGTTGCATACCAATCTGCCCGAATGAATATAGATTCCAGGTATTCCTAATTTTATATTCTTGAGCCTGTTGCAGCTTAAGTTCATCCGTAATAGTAGAAGGTTTAAATTCTATACTTAAATTTTTAAATGTAAATCCAGCTAACCTTAATTCAAGGGCATAACCATGTCTTAAGTTTGCAGCTACAAGGTTTTGTACATTCTGTAATTGAGAAAGCATCTTGGTAAATATAATGCTTATCCCTGTTTCAGTTCCTGAATGTCCTGCCCCTATAAATTCAGCAGCCATCTTAAGGCCATTAGCTACTTGAGTTTCATTTTGATTATATAGGTCAGAAACTCCATTAAGGTTTTTAGTAGTAGAGTTAAATTCAAATTGATGGTCTTCTTCAAATCCAGCTACTATACCATCCTTAACCCCTTCGAGAACATTATTTTTTGCTTCCTCCAATAAGGTTATTAATCTGGCTTTATAAGCAGCATCAGATTCTCCTTGTGTTTGACCGGGTTTGGCCATAAGAAGTTGTGTAAATCCCAATAACCCAAGTTGTTTCATGATGAATCTGATATTAGAATCCATCTCGCTTTGTACGGTAAGGGCATTAAGAGCAGTTAAATATGGAGGTATACCATAGGGGATATCAGTATCTCCATTAAGCCCAAAATATTTATAAGTATTAATATTTAATTTAACCATCTTCTCTCCTACGATAGAACCCTCTGAGCTATCTTGCTTTTGATAAGGAAAGAATCTGAGTTTCTTTTTATTCCATTGGAACCTAATTGTTTCGGGATTTACGAATGCAACATGATCTATTCCTTTTAAATCATTTGATACTATCCATTCAGTAGATAAAGCTCCACCAATCCAAATCTGGGCAATCATTTTGTTAATTAACCCATTCATACCAGCAACCCCGTCACCCCATATTTTTTGTTTATCCACCAAATGACCTCTCATAGCATCTTGTTGTTCTGAGGTAACTCCGGGGTCAAATTTGATTTTATGCCCGGTATTAGTTAATTGAACCATATCATTAACTGCTACGCCAACATCAGGATTAATCCATGACATCTTACGTATAATGGGAATATATTGGGCTATATATCCGGGGTCAATAAATGTAACTCTGGACTTAATATCTACATAAGTTTCTTGTCCAAAGGTAGGTCGACTTGATCTACCTGGAGGTACTATAGTTTTCTTTTCGGGTAAAATAGGTGGTGCCAATTGTTTTTGACCCCATGAAAAAGGGTTGTACCATTTCATTTTGCTCGGTTTTTATTGTGGAGCAACTACCGTAGTCGTTACTTTTCCTTTTCTTATGAAATTAGTTATAGACTCTGCTAGTATTGAATCATCCGTGTAGGTATTCTCATCATCCAGGATATCTTCTTCTTCCGTACCTCGGGAGTTTTTCCCCATGGCTACTGGTCTATTACGTTCATCGTATATAAAAGTATAGGCCTCTTGTAAAAAAAATTTATTGTTTATCTCAATATTATCTTGCCTAATATCTTCTTCTAATTCCCCAATGATAATGGGTCTGGTTTTCTTATCTGTATACCATCCTGGGATTTTACTTTTCTTTGGTCTGGGATCTCCCTTTTCTTTCAAGAACTTAGTCGTATAGAATAGATGTGGATAACCTGCTTCCTGTATCTTAGTAGTTACTGCTAATCCAATATCATTACTTTCAGGTGCAAGTAAAGCTTGATTATAATCAGTACCCCAGTTCATCAATATATCTGCAAATTGCCCGACCGGAACTTTGCCCTTAAAATATGCAACCTCTCTACCGCTACGAGTCATAATAGAGAATGCAGAATAGTCCCTTGCTCGCCCAGTAGCAACGTCAGCACCTATATAATATTTCTCCCCAGGCTCTGGTAATTCGATTTGTACCAAACTACCCCCCATAAGGATTTTATGTATGGTTAATTCAGACAGACCATCCTCAATTGCTTTGATGTCTGTAAGGTCAAATACCGAATTACCGGAGGTGAGGAAGTCCCCATCAATCTCCTGTGCAGTTCTCCTGGGGCCAAGTGCGGAAGACATAACTCTATACCACTCATCGTCTCTTTCAGGGTGCATTCGCCAGTATAAACGAATCGGAAAGAATTCATTGCCTCCAGCCACGGAGTCGACCCATTGTTTGTGATAAAAGTTTCCAACGCCATAAGGTGTAGAATTTAGGATAGCTGACCCACCAGTAGAGAGGGTAGGGAAAGCAGCTGCCCAGATTTGGGTGGCCCAACGAACAATAGCCGCTTCATCGATAACGAGCAGGGAAACTGCTTCAGATCGACCGGCATCTTCGGTAGTTGGTATAGAGGTAATAGTACTCCCGTTGGAAAATTCAATTTCAGTTCCTGTTCCAATTTCTCCTGGTCGTCCATTTACAACTCGTATTCTTAAGTGGGGTGGGAGATTGCGGTACATGTACTTAATTCTTCTAAGTACCTTTTTTGCAACCCTATCCTTAATTGAAATTATTTGAATATTCTTATGGACATGAAACATTGCCAGCCATAAGCAATACATAGAGATGAGTTCTGTTAGTCCTGCTTGTCTAAACTTAAGGACTATGTTGAATCTGTTTTTGAGAAAATGATAAAGTACAGATTGTTGGTAATCATATAAATCAAAGTTAACCCTTCCTTGTACTGGGTGTATAACGAAAATCTTCGACGCGAAAAAATAGGGATCTTTCGATGCCCTTGCCAAATCATTAAATTGTGAAGTTGTTAACCCCTTACTCGTTTCTAACTCGAATTTTGCCATTAAGCTTATAGTCTACCCCAAGTTTAATACCACTGCTTTCTTTCTTTAATAGTCCAGCATCGATATTTCCATATAGCCTTATTCTAGCCCATTCCTTTTCAATTCTCCCAGATATGTAAGGAGATAAGTAAAGTAAATCAACACCGCCCCCCACAAAGTAGTTGGCAAATGGTTGCTGTTCCTCTGTGGGGGGCGTTAGAGTCGGGGACCTGCTCAAGTCCGCATCATTTGTCCAACGGTAATTAAACCTGGCCAAGTCGATGGGCCACTTATCCTCTTGAGGGATACCGGTAATATTAAGCAGGCCCACTGACATCGAATCCTGCTTCAGGTCGATGGCCAATAACTTTGGGTTTGATGGATATTGTTTAAGGTAATCTTTATGAATAGATATGGTATCCTTTAATGAGGCTATTAATAAGTCTCTTTTAGATATAAGGATTTTAAGGCTATTAACAACCACGGAATCAACCTCATATAAGGTTACTGTTCTTGGAGGAGTTGGGACTGGGTAAGGTTCGGGGACGGCATAAGGTATACTATCCCAAACCGTATCTGTTATATACTGATAAGAGATCACAGGTTCTGATAGAGGATGCTTTCTGATAAAGGCATCCCATACTATGAGACCTACTATGAGGAGAATTAATAGTGTGAGAAGTGTGTTCTTCATATTATTAGGTATACCAGCCCTAGAGGGATATAATTGGTATTATATATTGTATATTATTATTACTATA